GTTCTGCACAGTCAGCGTCGGTATCGCCATCTATCCCGACGATTCGGAGAACCTTGACGGACTGATGAAGAACGCCGACAGTGCCATGTACCGCGCCAAGGAGCAGGGGCGAAATACTGTAGACGCGCGCGATAATAGGACGCGAAAAATGAGATAAATGGAGGTGAAATCTGTTGCGGCTACCGCAAAATAATCGCACACAGTGAAAGGCCGCGACTTACAAGTAAGGGTAAATTCGCGGCCGAGCCATTTCTAACGACTCCGTTTCAATTTCCAGCGATATGTGTCAGCAGCCTCTCGCGCGAGACGTTTGGTGTGATTGGCAAGGTTAGGCGCCACAGTTCCATCGTCTGTTGTTCAGGCGCGGCCACTGGTTCAGGTGGCAGCAACTGGCCTTGCGCTTGTGCGCGGGCTATGCGCTCGCAGGCGATGTCGAAATACTTGGGCTCGCGTTCGATGCCGGTGAAGGCGCGGCCCATCCGCGCGCAGGCCACGCCGGTCGTTCCGCTGCCCATGAATGGGTCGCAAACCGTTTGCGCCTTCGGTGCGAAGCTCAGGCACCATTCCATTACGCGCAGCGGCTTCTGTGTTGGGTGTCCAACACGCTCCGCATTGGTCGCTGCAATCGACTGGTCAATTAAGCGCGAGTTCATGTCCATGCTCGTCCACGCCAGTTCAAAGTCTGCCGCGCTTGGTACGCGGTCGGGTTTTCTCCACGCAAGCCAGCCGCGCGACGGTGGTAGTTGCATGTAATTCCCGCCCCAAACAATCATCAACTTCGCCTTTTCCTGCATCAAGCCAAACAGCCAGGCCGGGGGGGGGGGCGTTGTCCCAGTCCATCTTTTCATGCAAGCCGTTCTCTGCTCTAACCGGGTGCGCGGCGTAACCAATCCCGTAGGGCGGGTCGGTCAAAATCAAATCAAACTCACCAAGCTGCGGCAGCACTTCCCGGCAGTCGCCTAGATACAGGGTTGCGCTCCCAATCACTACTTTCTCTGCCATCTCAATTCCTTTCTATCGTTGCCGTCTAACCGCCGTTCAACTCGGACGCCTTCGGCGCCGGTTAACTTATTGGTTGGGCAGGGGCATATTTTTAAGTTGATCACTGCCTCCACTACCACACAATTTCCGCGATTTCCGCTGCTGTAGCAGCCGCAGCAAGTGCTGCTTTTAACGTTTGTGAGTGGGCGAAGTTGGCGCTCCCGGTGGCGACCATCGAGCCGTAGAACGCACCCCAGCCGGCAACGTCGGAGATCGTCAGGAGGGTGTTGTCCACCGCTTTCCACGCACCTGGCCACGAGGGGGGAAGCGCGCCGTTGAGAGCGACGTAGCCGTTGACGCCGTCGATGTCGCTGCGCGAGAGCTGGTCGCACGAAATCACCTTGCCGCTGTGAGTGAAGGTTGAGTAGGTCGCCGCAAGTCTCGCCGCGTTAATCTGCTCGTTCTTCGCGGACTTCAGCGCGGCGAGGTTAGGGGATGGGTGGGAAAAGCTGGCGCCATCCCACAGGTCGCCGATGCCGAAGCCGGCGTCTTCTGCCACCAGCCCCGGAATATCCAAGAGCGAGTTGACGACGACTGTATTAACGACGACACCGTTTTCGACCAGATGCGCACGCATTAGATAACCTCCGTAATTGTGATCTTGCCGTCAACGCCGTCGCCGCCTTTGCCCGCGGCGCTACCGTTGACGTTGCCGCCGCCGCCGTCACCGGCATCACCGGGGTTTGTGCCGTTGGCTCCTGCCGTGCCGGCCGAAACATAAGCGCCCCCGCGCCCGCTGGTCTGGCCACCGAGCACGGCGGCCATGCGAGAGCTCACTGCTGCGTCCCCAGCTCTGCCAGAGGGACCGGCCCATTCAGTTGGCCCCGCCGACGCTCCGACGCTTACAAATAGGTGTGAGGTCTGCCCAGGAGCGCACAAGCCCGACGACTGGTTTGCTCCCGTCATGTTACTGACCCCTGAACCACCCCCTGCGGCTCCTACGCCATGACTGGCGCCCGCAACGCCACGAGTATTTGCGCCCGACCCGCCGTGCGCTGTGACCAATCCGGTCACAACCGAATCGCCAGCGGTCCCACCGTCCGATCCGCTAGTGTTGTCTGTTGCGGCTGCAGCCCCTCCCAGCCCTTTAGCCCCCACCGAGCAGGATGTCGTCCCCCCGACAGTAATCTGAGACGCCGCAAGGAAGGTTTTCAGACGCTCACCTGCACCGCCGCCGCCGCCGTTATACCTCGCCCCGGAGCGCGCGCCGCCACCGCCACCGGCCCCGGCTCCGATCACATCGACCAGCCACTGGCTAATCCCTGGCGCCCATACGAAATTCGCAGACGTCGTAAACACCTTGGTGCCGCCAACGAGAGGGACCGAACGAAAGGCTGCCCCATCGCACGTAACAAGGCGTACCGCGCCGGGATACAGGACAAAGCTGGTCAGCCCGTCAATCGTTTCGGCACCGGCCGGGTCCAGGGTGACATCCCCGGTCCCCGCGTTACGCACAAGACACGACCAGCCGGCACCAATGCTTGCCGCCGCAGCGAAGGCCAGGGTAAAGGTCCCACTCGTCACATCGACAAGCTGTGCCCTGTGTGCGCCGTCCAGGGTGGTCGCTCCGGCAACTGCGGTACGACCGATGACGCCAGAAGACCCCGGTTTGCCCTGCAACGCCACGGTCCAGGCACCGTAGGTGCCGCTGCCGAGCGTGTCGTCAATTGTAACGTTTAACGCTCCCGTTCCGGTCGTGTAGGATGTGATGATCCCGGTCATCTGTGTTGTCGGCGTCGTGGTGTAGGCAATCACGACGCGCTGGCCAACGGCGAACGATTTGCCCGTTTGCGTCGTCAGCGACTTCGCGCCGGTCCCGATCGTCAGTGACGTCGAGGAGGTGCCCATTGTCCCAGGAGCGGTGATCGCACTGTTCGCCGCGGAAACGCCGAGAGAGATCGCCGGGATAACCTGCCCGAGCAAGGGAAAAAAGTTGGCGGCATATCCCTGCCCCTGCATATCGCGAGCGGATTCGCCGGCATCGCTGAAAGCGGCGCCGTCGCCACCCAGTGCAATTGGTACGGTTACGGTTGTCATACGGTCTCCTTGATTTCGATAGCACCTTTAAACAGTCGGTAGGCAAAAGACTCTACAGCGGAGAGCTGACGAAGACGACCGACGAAGCTGCGCCGGATGCGGTTCGTCGTATCGTCGGCGTCGGGGACCACCAGCATCTCGCGGGTCGTACCGAGCTGACGAGTCATCTCCAGATAACGCGAATACGCCTCGTCGGTCGATAAATAATTCAAGCCGATTTTCAGGACACGAGTTTTGGCCCGCTCGTCGAAATATTCCGTGCTATCGAGCGCCGACTCCACGCGGCTGGCGTCTTCCCAGCCCAGGGTTGCGCCGTAGGAGTGATTGTAATTTGGTTGCCAGGCACCGCTGATCCACAAGCGGGCCGCCTGGAGGTAGCCGGCCGCGTTGCTCGTGTCGTTCAATTCGAGCCTCCAGTAGCGGGCACGCACAGCCGCGGGGAGGGCATCAAGGAGGATCGTAGGGTATCCCGCAACGTCCTCTGGCGCAGGCTTGCCACCCCACCAGCCGGAGTCACCCCAGTCTACATTGCCGAATGGCAGCATCGAGGGCCACGCCTCCTGCCACCCGGAATCGTAAAGGGGAGCGCTGTAATCCCCTGGCGCGTCACTTGCCCGCAACCGATAACGCGCGAAGACGCTCAGGTTGTGGCGGAGCAGAGCGACAAAGCGGACGCTGCGCACGGCATCGAGCGCCGCGTCAAGCTGCGTACTGGCGAGTGCCGTGTCGATGCTCCTCGCCGGCTCGTAGGAGTAGCGCGTTTTCAGGTTGTCTAACGGGGCGGCCGAACTCCACGCGCCACCGGTCAATACGGCCGCTTCGCTCCTGTTTGGCCAGGCAAAAATAATTCGCTGCATGCTAACCCCAAAGCGTCAATGTGACGCGATCAATGCGCGGGTCGAGAATAGCCCCGATGACCGTGAATTTTTTTCCAGCAGAAAACCCGAAACGGGGGATCCGAATGGAAACGATACTGCCGATGTCAATGCTGGAGGCGGAGGCGGACGTCGCCTCCGCCCGCAGGATGTCCCGGCGCACACCGAAGACCGAAACCTGAGACGCAGCAAGGGTCGCGGCGTCGGCCGCGTAGCGCAACAACGTATCGACACGCAACTCGGGAGCGCCGGGGTAGGCTGTCTGGATTGCCGTATCGCTGGCGACGGCAGTACGATACGCCTGCTGGAGGTCACTCTTCTTGTCTGCGGCCAGGATGATGTCAACGCCCACATCCTGCGGCTGCCAGTATTTGGCGTATCCGATTGTGACCCGCCACGGCGGCACGCCCTTGTCGGCGTCCCGCCCTTGTCGTCGGGTCAGGGCGATGAGGTTGCCGGAGTGCAACTCGGCGACGGCGGCGCCGGAGGGAGTCACGAACCGGCCGGTGCGGAACACAGCATCGGCTGATGCTGACCACCAGCCGCCGACGGAGTCCGAGAGCGCATCCAGCACCTTCGTCCCCGTCGTTCCATCGCCATCGCCAGCCCAGTAACCGCACTCCCACGGGCAAGCAGAGTCCAGGGCCGCGAGCGAGGCGGTATCGATATTGCCAGCGCTGATTCCACACGACAGGAGGGCTCGCCCCATGACGGCGCCGGGATACCGGCTCGCCGCCGTTGCGCCCTCTGTCGCATCGCAGGTGATCAGGCCCTTGGGTGTGCTGCCGATGCGGAACATCCCCCCCGCGGGCCACACCCGGTAGGTACCCGCGGCCGGATTCGTGCTCTCCAGCGTCGCCTGATCGGCATAATCCGCGCCGTGAGTGAGCGCCAGGCCCGAGTCATACACCGCGCCGACATCAACGATCGCGCTGTCACTGACCTGATAGATCAGACGGGTCGTGTTGATACACGGGGGATTGATCTGCTGCGCGTGCCCAAACAAAAGGGGCTTGTACTTGCCTTTCAGCTCAGTGAAGCCGTCAAGGCCGCTTGGCAGGCTGTTGGTTCCCCCGTAGGTATTGCCCTGTACGGGCTTATCGACCGCCATCGCCTTGTCGCGCACAATGAAGCGCAGGCTGCCTTCAGACAAGGACCAATCGAACTGAGGCTGCTCCATTAACCCATTGAAGATCAGGGTGGCGGTGGAGAGCGCCTCGCCTTGCGTTACCTGTTTAATGCGTATCGGTCTGCCGGCATAGGCATAATCAAGGAGGAAGTCGAGGGCGCCGTCAGCGTTAACAAGGCTCAGCGTGCCGATGTTCAGGCTTGAATCGCCGCGCAGCTTATCGGAAGAGGTCGAGTTGCGAACCAACGCAATTGACTCAGAAATACGAGCGGGATATGACGTGTCTGCCGGGGTGTCCGATCGCGCCGTCACATACCCGTGCGTCGAGTAGCGCAAGGTCACGACAGAGGAGCCGTTCCAGGCATCGATCTCGACCAGTTGAATCTTCACGCGACAACTCCAAGCCGGGTGTTGGCAACCATCGCATCTGTCGAGTTGTTGAGCGTCTTCAGCTCGTTGATGACCTCAAGCAGCCCCCCCGTGGAGGCTTGCCCGTTGGCTTCGAGCGACTTGATGATGTTCCCCGTCGGGATCACGCCCACAACCGAATTGACAACCCGGCGAAGAGCCTCCTCGTTCTCGCTCACCAACGATTTTTTGGTAAATATGTTGTCCGATTTGATTTGGTAGTAAAGGTCGTCAAATTTAGCTGGATCCACCAGCGAACCTTCCCAGTCAACGGCATTACCCCCTCCATTGGTCACGTTGCCCTGCCAGAACGCGTTACTTTTTATCATCGAAACCTGATCAGGGCTGTACCCCGCAGAAAGGGCTTTGCCGGACCACGAATCCAGCGCCTGATAGCGGTAATCCTTGACCATGTTCTGGTAATAAGCGTCTTGCTCGGCAAGGCTCTGCTGCTGTCTAGCGGTCGCCTGGCCCTCAACAGAAAACTGAGAACCGTCGCCGAGCGAACCCAGCTTGGCTTGAATGTCGTTCCAGATGGCCACATAAGCGGGCGAACTGGCGAGCCCGTCGCGAGCGGCTGTCTGCAGCGCGTCCGCTGCGGTCGTCAGTTGCGAGATCGCCTCGCTATCCCCCCTGGCCGCCTTCTGATAAATGGCGTTGAACTGGTCCTGCGCGGCAGCGATCTTCTGCTCCGGAGAAAGGACCGAATCACCCCCCAGCAGGGACGATTTCAGCCAGGCGTCGACCTTGGCGATGCCCGCCTTGATGTCGGCAAACAGCGTGTCGGATGCCTCCTTTGCCGCCTGTAGTCCGGCCCGCGAAGCATCGGTCTGTGCCTGCTGCTGCGCCCGGCGCCCGGCAACCTCGGCTTTTCGCTCCGCGCCCGCCGCGGCGGTAGCCGACACTTCCGCCGCCTTGAAGGCGGTGACCAACCCAGGCAGCGCCAGCGCCAGATCGATTCCGGCTTTTTTTGTGTAGTCAATGGCGTCTGCCATCTTCACCAACTCCGCCGCCGTCGTCGGCACTTGCACGCCGGCGGCTTTTGCCGCGTCGGCCAGGGTGCGCTGGTTGATCGCGGCCTGCTCGGAGGCGCTGCGCAAGCCGTAAACCGCGTCGTTGACGCCCTGTTTGACCTGGTTGATGGCGGCCGTGAAGGAGGCAAAGTCGCCGCGCATCGACAGCAGGGCGGCGAAGGTCTCGATACCTGCCTGCGTCGTCGTGTCGACGCCCTTCATGGCCGCGTCGTAGTCTTCCAGCCCCTGTGGGTAGGCGGCGTCGGACAGCGAGGCGAAGGTCGACGACAGCTTGTCGTATGTAGCTGCGGCGATCTCGCCCTGCGACTTGAGCGAGTTAATGACGCCGGCCATGCTGCCCAGCGCAGTGCCGGCCGCTCCGGTGGCGCTGGCCACGGCGGCGGCCTGCTCGATGTTGATTCCCCAGACGTCGTTCAGCTTGGCCGATTCGCCAGCCAACGTGGTTAGCCCGCTGACCAGCTCGCCGACATGCACCGAGTCGGTGACATCGACGAACAGTTTGCGGATCGGTTCGGCGAGGTCGCTGGCAACAATCGCCTGGCTGATCGCTGCGCCCAGCGCAAACTCGGTGGCCTTGGCGATCGCTTCGCTGCTGGCGATCTTGCCGAAGCCGAGCACCATACCGTCGACCGCGCTGTCTCCCGTCGTCGAGCTAAATCCGGCGTACTGCTTACCGTCGCCGCGCGTGTGCAGCGAGGTGGTGAAGGAAAGCGCCTGCTGGCTGCCAAGCGCCTCGAACAAGGGGCTGAGCGTGCTCAAATATTGCTTGTTGATGGCCTCGGCCGGGCCGGCCAGATCCGCATTGTATTTGTCGCTGTTGCCGGATCCCAGGCCCGTCAGGGAGTAATTGCCACCGACCAGGCTACTGGTCGCGGTGGCGCCCTGCGAGGGCGCGGCCTTCTTGCCGAAGGCGCCGAGCAAGCCGGCGATGGCAACGGCGCCGCCGATCACTGGCAGCGCGGCGGCGATGCTCGACGCCGCCGAGCCGAACAGCGACCCGATGTTGGCGCCGGCGCCGACCGCGCCGCCGGCCAGCGTGGCCGACGGGCCCACGAAAGCCGCACCAAGGGCCGCTTCGCTGCCGGCCGAAGCGAACCCGGAGAGAAAACCGCTGGAGAGGCCGCTGCCGCCAAGCTGGAACAGGCTACTGCCGGCGTTGGCCGCACTGCCAATACCGCTGATTCCCGCCAGCGACGAGCCCGCCGATCCGCCGTTAATCCCGACCGCCGACAGGCCGTTTTGCACGACGCCCTGGACGGCGATCTTCAGTACCGTCGTTTTAAATAAGTTTTTAAGGCCGTCGACGAAGGTTTCACCGAAACCCTTGCCGGCCTCGAAACTGCGGTACAGGCTATCGGTCAGGCCGCGCTCAATATCCGTGTAAAAATCTTTCCACGCCTTTTCCGCATCGGCGGCCGCGTCAACGGCGACCTGTTTGACCGACTGCTCGCTCGCCGCGTTACGGCGCTCCTTGAGCGCGGCGATATTGTCGCGCAGCGCTTCGCTATAGGCGGTGCATTGGCCGGTGGCGTCGAGTTCGGCGAGCTCGTGTTCTTTGAGTGCGATCAGGTCGGCATCGCGAGCGGCATGCAGGGCCTCGATCTGCACCCGGTTGAGCCCCAGCTCGGTGGTGTGCTCGCGGATCTTGAGGGCTTCGGCCTGGATCGCTGCGGCGCTCTTGGCCAGCGTATCGGCTCGCTCCTGCGCCTGCTTGATCGCCTCATCCTCGAAGGCCTGCATCTGCTTGCGCAACTCCAGTTCGTTCTCGATCTGGCGCGCGCGCGCCACGCTTTGCGCCAGCCTCGCCTGGTCGGCTGCCGACAGCTTGCGCTTGATTTCGACTTCGATCTCGTCGGCGCGCGAGAGTTTGCGGGAGGCGGCCCGCTCGGCTTCCAGTTGCGCCAGGTAACGGTCGACCGCTTCGGCCAACTGCTTGTACTGGTCAACGCCGGCGCGCGTGGATGTGTTGCGCACATTGGTCGACTCCTCGTCGAGCGCGATCTGTTCAGTGACCGCGGCCGCTTCCTTGGCCGACTGCGCGGCGCGCGCCTCCTCCTGCGTCTGCAACTCCTTGAGCGCGACAATCTTGGCGCGCAGCGCGGCCAGCTCGGCCGGACTGGTACTCAGCCAGCCGCCGATCAGGCCGCCGTTCTTGAGCCGTTCGTTGCGTCCTTCGGCTTCCCTGATCTGGTTTTCCAGTTCCTTGATCTGCTGCCCGGTACTCGGCTTGCGGCCGACGTCCCAGATGGCGTCCCAGGCTGACTTTGCAATATCGGTGATGCTGCGCAGCGCGGTTTCGAGCGTTCCGAGGTTGCCCTGCAGCTCGTCCATGCGCGTGTTCATTACCTCGGCGTAGGATTCCTGCGCCAACTTGGCGGCCCCCGCCGCATCGCCCTGTTCGTCGAGCGCCTTGATCTGCTCGTAGACGGCGAGTTTCAGGAAATGCGTCGTTTCGTTGAGTTTTTGCGAGGCCTTGACCGGGTCTTTACCGAGTTCGGTGAATTGCTTGACCGTATCCTCGACGGCGGTACCGGTTTCGCGCTGCAGGCGCAGGGCGACGGCGGAGAACTTCTCCAGTTGCGCGGCAGCGATGTTGCCGTTGGCGGTAAAGGTGGCGAGGGTTTCGGCGGCAGCGCTGGTCGTCGTGTGTGCCGTGGCGGCGACTTGTTCCGCCATCTCGGTAAGGCCGCTGACGGTAACGCCCGCGGCATTGCCGGAAAGGATGATCGAGCGGGCGTAGGCTTCGGCCTCCTGCGAACCCTTGAGGTAGGCATAGCCGAGCGTGGCGACGCCGGCTGCCGCCAGCGTCAGCGGGTTGATCAGCCCGACGACATAGCCGCCGAGGGCCTTGGCTGCCGGGCCGATGCCGCCGAACATATCCTTGAGCTGGCCGCCCTGTTGCAGCAAGACCTGCATCGGCCGCTGGCCGGACTGCAGAGAGACAAAGATGTCGGCAAATTGCGCCGGGACGCCGCGCAGCGCGAAGGCCATCTGTTTGGTCGACAGGCCGGCCTTTTCAAGCCCAGCAGCGGCCTGCTGGCCGGCGCGGGCGCCGTCGCTGCCGATCTTGGCGAGCTGCTCGCGGGTTGCGGCGGCCCCGGCGGTGGCTTCCTTGCCGTCATACTTGATCTTGATGCCGAATTCGGTAGCCATCGTCCGTCTGCCTTCTATTGCGCCTCGTTAAGTATCTCCAGCGCGCTGCGCTGCATGCCGCACAGATCGCCGTACAGCCGTCGCTGCCGCTTCCGGCCGAGGCCCTGCATCGCCATCACGGCGCGGGCGCTTTCGGGCGTCGGCGGCGCCCAGCGCACCTGGCTCAATCCGGCCTGCAATTGCCAATGCAGGTCGAGGCCGAGAAACAGTTCAAAGACCTCGACATTTTCCGGCCACAGGTCGAGCACATCATCATCGTCGTCGCCCGCGGCGACGCCCGGCAGACCGAGCGCCGCCAGGTCGGAATTCAGCTCGTCGGCGCCGCCCCGCCGGCGCTTGGTATTGGCCCAGGCGCAGGCGAGGTCTCTACGTTTTTTTCCGGTGCGGCCCCGAAGCGTATCTGCACGATGGCCTTGTGGATGCCGACCGATACCGCCGCGCCGTCTGGCCCGGTGACCAGCGCCGACAGCGCGGCCGGCGAGAACGGCAGCGGCACGCCGTGCTCGTCCCTGACTTCCGGCCCCCAGCCGACGATAACGCCGCAGAACAGATCCGCGTTGCGGCGCAGGACGATCGGCATCGGCGTATTTTCGTCGGGGTCGGGGGCCAGGCTGTCGGGGGCGGCCGGGTGTGCGGCGTTGGCCGCCTGGCGCAGCGCCTCGAACTCGTCCTCGGTAAACGGCTTGAAGTGGGCGACGAAGGTGTTCTTGACCTCGCTTACATTGCCGGCGTCGTCGGCCTCGAACAGCGCGACGGTGACCGGCCACGGCCGATAGGCCAGTTTGCGAACGGTGAAAGCCATTTTCGCTCCTTACAGGTAGGTCAGTGCGATTTCGTCGTTGCCGGCGACCGGCGTCGGCTCAAGGGTCAGCTTGTAGGCCGCCATTTCGCTGATCTGGTCGTAGTCGACGCCGATGATGCGCACCTTGGCGTCGATCTTGGCCTTCTTGCCGGCCACGGTGCCGTGCGTGGTGGTCAGGTCGATGGTGGTGCCGGCAGCGGCCAGCGCAAAGGGATCGAACACGCCGAGCGCCGGCGCCAGCACGGTGACGCTGCCGGTCGGGTTGCGCTCGACGACGGCCACTTCGACCTGCGGGCCAGGCAGATCGATGCGCTCCAGCTGGTTGCCGAGCGCCAGGTCGAACTGCGAAAAGGCGAGCGGCACGGCGTTGATGGTCATCGGCAGGGTATTGGCCGAGGTGACGGCCGACTCGACCGTCCAACCGGTGGTGTCGATGGTCGGCACGGCAACGGCGGTGGGGGCGATATAGACCGACTCGAACTCGAACTTGAGCAGTGGGATCGACTTCGCCGAGACGGCCATCGAGACCGTGCCACGACAGCCGACCATCTTGTGCTGAGTGCCGTCGATATTGATGTACAGGGTCGCCGCACCGATCGCCGAGGAAACCAGGTTATAGGCTGCCGAGGTGCTGGCGACCAGCGTTTCGGCGAGCGCGCAGGCGAGCAGCGCCGGGGCGATCTTGGGCGCGTCGCCGGCGGCGCCGGGGCCGACCAGCGCCGCCTCGAATGAGAGCTTGGCGTAAAGGCCGACGATCAGCTTGCCGCCGACGCCAAAATACGGCAGCTCGATGTTGCGGTCGGCGGTGACCACGTCGAAGGGTGTCAGCGAGACGTTGCGCGCCTCCATCCAGTTGAGCAGGCCAGTCGGCACGGAATCGGTGCCGACGGTCGATTCGGCCTTGAGCAGGATCGCCTTTTTCTTCCAGAAGCGCGGTGTTGCCAGGATATTAGCCATTGAGGGCCTCCAGTTCGGTGGTTGCGGGGGTTACGGCGGGTTCAGCAGGAGCGGCCGGCTCGGCAGGCGCCGGAACGCGCTTGCCGTCTTCAACGACGTAGCGGCCGCCACGGCCCCAGTGTTCGTCGCCGATATGGGCAAAAGCATCGGGCGTGGCAGCCGGCGCATCGGCAACGACGACCACAGCAACTGGATCCCCTGGCAGGGCAGCGGATTCGGCAGGGTCAGGTTTACGTGCCATGTTTTTCCTTTCAGGTCTTGATGATGAATTCGGTGCTATAGACGTCCTGCCACCACAGCACGCCGTTATGGAAACCGAGCAGCGAGCCGCCGCCGAACTCGAACGGCGCCAGGTCGTCGCCGGGCGTCCAGCCGAGCAGCGCCGGAGACAGCGCATCGCGCACGGTCTTCAGGTCAACCAGTGCGGCGCGGCCGGTGGCGTCGGAAACATTGGCGACGGCCAGCGCGACGCCGTAGGATGCGGCTATCAGCTGCGCGACACCGCCGGCCGCCAGCGCGTTGCTGCCGGCGCCCTCCTGCAGCGGAAGCACGTAGGCCGCCGGCAGAATGCGCGGTCGATTCTCGGCGGCCGTCGCAAAATCGGCGGCTCCCGCAACCAGCTTCAGCACCGCCAGGGTGCTCAGGCGGTCGCTCAGCGCGGCGAGCACGTCGAGCATCAGTAGCCAGCCAGGGTAGAGGTGGGGAACTGGCTGTCCGGCGAGCGCTGGGCGACGGTGATACTGCCGTCGGCCGGCTCCAGGGCCGCGGCACCGGGCAGCACGATGGCGCCGGAGGCAAGGCCCTTGAGCAGACGCACGGCGTCGTCGTAGCGCTTGCGCGCCTCGTCGCTGGCGGCATCGCCGAGCAGGTGGTAGCGCGCCAGGTGGCAGGCCGTCGATTGCAGGAGGCCAGGCACACTGGCCAGCGGCAGCGCGTAGCGCGCGGCCAGGTAGCCGTCGATCTCAGCGTCGGCGTCGGCCAGCGCGCGATCGACGACGCCGGTGTCGATCACCAGCCCGCCGTCGCGGTCGCTGCGCTGCGCCAGCTCTTCACTGCCGAAACGATCAACCAGGTCTTGCAGGACGGCGTAGGTCATGGCGAGTGGCTACTTCTTGCCCTTGGCTTCGGTCTTTCCGACGGCTTCCGGCGCCGGATCGAGCGGGCCGCTGATGTCGCCGCTGGCAAGCAGCGGCTCGGCGCACTTGTCGTCGAGCCGGATCGCCTCGCCGGGCGCGTAGTCGGTCAGGTCTTTTTCGTTCGTTCCGTGGCGGATGGCGGTATTGGCGGTGTAGGTTTTCATGGTGTTCCCTTAGTCAAAACGGCCCGGTTGCCGGGCCGTTTTTTTACTCAAACTGCCGACTCAATCGGGCAGAGATCAGGCGACGGCCGCGCTGATCAGATAACCCGCGCTGCTGCCGGCGATCACCGGGCTGACTTCGTCGGTGACCGGGTAGATCCAGCTCTTCGCGTTGCGATCCTCGTAGGGCTGCTCGACCATCGGGTAGCCGCCGAGTCGGTAGGTGTAGCCGAAGGACGGCGTGCCGAGATCGGCGACGCTGGCCAGTTCGGTGTAGGCCACCACGACGTACTTTCCCCAGACATCGACAAAGGTGCCGGCGTTGTCATAAACGGCATCGCCGATAATGACCTTCTGCACGCCGAAGAGCTGGGCAAGAAGCTCTGGCGTGGCCGAGTCGCGGCCGGTGTATTTGATGCGGTCGATGATCTTCGGGTGCTGGCGCAGCTTGGCGAAGACGGCGGCACCCATTTCGACGACGTTCGGGCGCTTGCCGATCTTGGCGCGGATCGCTTCCTTGGCCGTCTCGATGTCGTTGACCGGGTCGGAAACGCCGCTCGTCAGGTCGCTCCACTGGCCGGTACCGGACAGCGTTACCTTGTTGCCCGACGGGTAGTTGCCGGCGGTCGTCGCCAGTACCGCCTGCTGGTATTCAAGACGCAGGCCGATGACGTTCTGCACCTTGGTGATCGCACCCTTGGCCAGGTCGATGTTCGGCACGGCCGCTGCTTCCTGCATGATTTCGAAGGGAACCAGGCCTTCCAGCGAATGCGACTCAAGGGCAAATGCGCTGCCGCTGTAGCCGTACTGGATGCGCTTGGTGTTCGACCCCGGCGCGCGCGCCGTGTTGTACAGCGCGAAATCCTCGCGGCCGAAGGTGATGATCTTGCCGCCGCGCTGGCCGACCGGAACATAGGGGAACAGCCCCATGCCGACGAATTCGGCGTTCTGGTAGCCCTGGGCGACGGTGCTCAGGATGGGATCGATGACGCGAGCGCCGGCGGTAGTTAGTTGAGGCATCAGAAGCTCCTTGAAGGATTAAAAGTCGGGTCGGTCAGACGGCGTTCGGGATGAGCAGGACCTCGATCATCTGCCCGGCCGCGGTGGCTGCCTCCAGGGCAATGCCGACCTTGGCGCCGGAGGTGACCCAGTCGATGGCGCGGCCGACCGAGTCTGCCTTGACGGTGGCGTTGACGGTGACCGCGGCGCCGGCCTCAACAACGGCTGTACCGAGCACGTCGACGGTCAGCTTATCGGCGGCGACGGCAGCGGCGCGTGAAACGCCCAGCGTGTTGGCGCCGGCGCCAGCCTGTGCGCCGGCCGGAGTCACGAAGCGGTTGGCCGCAATGGTGCCGCTGGCGGTGACCGCAAGGGCCAGAAGGGAGGTGGCTTGAGCACTCATGGATAAATCCTCTTTCGTGGGGTTAATGGGTTGTCAGGAGACGGCCTTGACGGCGGTCAGGAAGTCGGTCCCGGGATGTGCCTCCTGCCAGGCTTTCGCCTTGCCGAGCAGTACGAGCTGCTGGCCGTCGACGGCATGGCCCTGCGGCGCGGCGAACTCGACGCCACTCGCCTCTTGCGCGGCACGCGTCGCGGTGGCGACCTCGTTCAGTTCGAGGCGTTTGGGCAGTCCGTTGAGGTAGCTCTTGAAGCCATCGATCAGCGGCTTGCTGGTGTCGCCGTCGGCATACTCCAGCGGCGTTTCAAGCGCGGCCAGGTGGTCGAGGGTAGCGACGATGAGCGCCTGTTCGGCCGGTAGCAGTTGCGCGGCGGCGACCAGGACGTCGGCAAACGCCACATTCTCGGCGTGAATCGCCGTTTGTCGAATGGCCTTGGCCTGCGCGGCCGATTCGGCCAGGCGGTTCTTGAGCTGGGTGTTTTCGGCTTCGAGGGCCGTGGCTTGTTCGGGAGTCACTGAGGCTATCTCCTTGATGGATTGATCGGGGTCGGAAAACATCGGAGCGGGGGCTGTTGCGGCCGCTGCCGGGTTGATCTGCTGCGTTGCAGCCTGCTCCAGTTCACCGACCTGGTAGCCGGGAACCACCTTGTCGGCCTCGTCCTGGCCGAACTTGCCGATCAGCCAGTCGCGCAGGCCACGCCAGAGGGAGGCATTGGTAACGTCGTCCCATTCGGAGAATTCGACAACCCCTTCCTCATCCGCCGCGAACTCCGGCGAGCGCAGGCCTTTGACGGCCGGCGCGACGGCACCGAGGAAGCCGACGTGACGCAAGTAAAAGACGCCCGGCGAGGGATTGTTCGGCGCGTCGGGGGAAAAGAACGCGGCAGAGATTTTTTTGTAACGGCCGGCGCTGACCAGCTCGGCAAAAGCCGGGTCGACCTGGTGCGGTTCGGCATCGAGCGCGCCGTCGGCAAACGTCAGCGACTTAACCCAGCCGTAGGCCGGCGCGTTCAGATCCGGGTGACCGACGACGATCGGCGCCTCAAAGCGCTCCGGGTCGTAGGCCTTGGCCGACGCGGCCAGATCCGAATCGGAAAAAGCCAGCGCCACGCCGCTCATCGCGGTGTGGCGGCCGGGCCTGAAAATTTGCAGGGGTCGTTTTGATCTCGCCATGCCCCCATGATCGCGGGTCGCCGACGATTACGGCAGGGGGAAGGGGGACGGCAGGCGGCGCAACGGACGATGGCGCCCGACGCTCAGGGCGCGCCCGGCGTCCCTTCCGTGCGCATTCTAGCGCTTTTCTCCCGTGCAGGAGAATCGAGGGGAGGAACCATTCAATCCCGATGCCCCGTACACCCGGTTATAACAACCGCTAACACCCCCGCCGCGGCTCCGGCAGGGGTCAGGCCGCGCGGCGCTGAACAAACGCGCTGGCGGGCCGCTGTGCAAGGCAGATCAGGAGGCCTTCTTCTTCACGTCGGCTCTTGAACGTTCCGCGACCGCAGCGCCCATCTCCCGCAGGGCCTTGCGACCCCGCTCCTTTGTGTTCCGGTAGTTGTCGATGAAAGCGGCTTCCTCGGGCGACAGCGCGGTCAGCGCGGCCAGCGCCTGCTTCGCCGCGGCGGCATTGCCGGCCGCCACGTAGTACAGAAAATCGGCGACCTTGCGTCCGGTCTCCAGATCGAGGTCGAGCGCCGCCGCGGCTTGCGCCGCGTTTCCGACTTTCATGAGCACGTCCTCGGCGTGCTGCTCCTGCGCCGATTGCCGCATTGGCGGCTGCCCGGTCGCCAGCCACTCGGCGCGCACGTGGAGCTTGCGGATCAACGCCTCGCCCTCTTCGCGCGTCAGCTTGGCCACGCGGCCACTCGTCATGTCCAGAACGCGCTGATGCTTTACTCCCATCACCTCGGCCAGCCCCTTCTGGTTCAGGCCGCATTCGGCGCAGATCGCTTTTATTTGTTCGCGTAGCATAAAAAACCCCTTGCGTCTGCATAAATTTTAGACTAATTTAACTGCACACAAACAACCCACTCCCCGGAGCACCACCCATCACACAGAAAGGAACCGCCATGCCCCGCCCACCCTTTGGCCTCACCCGCGAACAGGCTCATGCCTGGTTCGAACAAAACGGCATCAACATGGCCGAGTGGTGCCGGCATTACAAGATCAATCGCTACATCGTTATTGATTTGTTGCTAGGCAGGCTCAGGGGCCGCCGTGGTCAGGCGCACCGTGCCGCCATCCTGCTCGGTCTTAAAGCCGACCCCGAAAAGCTCGCCGCCTGAAAGGCATCGCCGTGCCCATCCAACTCGCCCTTAACCTGCCCACCCCACTCGCTGCCGCGCAATCCCTGTTCCTGGATCACGGCCACCCGGCAACAACATCACGGCACATCGCCGAGCGCTTCGGCAAAAACCACTTCCACGTACTGCGCACTATCGAAAAGCTGATCACCGATCTGGCTGACCATGAATTTTCGGCATCCAATTTTGGATTGTCAGAATACAAAAACGCTCGCGGAAAATCCCTTCCGGAGTACCGACTGACGCGGGACGGATTCGCTCTGCTGGCGATGAGCTTTACCGGACGCGACGCCCTCGCCTGGAAGGTCGCCTTTCTCGCCGCCTTCAACGCGATGGAAGCCGCGCTGATCGCAAACACGGCCCGCTTCGCCAGCGCCCTCGATTGCGTCCGCCCTTTACTGCGCCCGGTCGTCGAAGCCACCGAAGCCGGCCTCTCCCGCTCGGCAACCGGCGCCCCGCTCGAAAAATCTCCCGCCGCCATCACCTACCACCGCCGCGTGGCACGCCGCCTTGGCCTGCTCGCCTCCTGAAAGGAACCGCCATGACCCTCACCGCCTCGCTTGAATCCGCCCCACTGGCCCCCGCCGAAGCCGCCACCGTCGCCGCGATACTGCGCGAATCGACCCGGCGCAACGGGAAGCGACTCATGTCGCTGCGCGGGGCCATAGACCTGCTGCGTCGAACCAGCGGAACAGTATCTTGCGCGCCTCCATCATGGCCGGCGTCTCATCGACGCTCTCCGCATGCTCCGGATTGGCAAGGGCGCGATCGTAGCGCGCCGCCAGCGCCCGCCACTGGCCGCCCAGCGCCGCCGCCAGCGCCGGATCGCGCTGCAGCAGGAGTTGCAGCGTGTCCTGCAGCGCCAGAAACACGCTCCCTGCCCAGTCGTCCGTCGCGTCCAGTTGCGCGACTGCAACGCGCAGTTGCTCGACTTCTTGCCGTAATTCACCGATTTCGCTCATGACCGCTCCCCCCGTCTGGTAACGATTCAATTCTAGCCAGTGAAAACGATTTGTATAGAGCGAAAACAGAAGTTTTTTTAGACCACTGTAAAAAGGACGCATCGAAAATGAAACGAAACTGGAAAAGAGTCCGCGCCACCAACCTGTTGCACGCGCTGGAGCTGTGCACCGAGCATGCCCGCGAGACGAAGAACCTCAGCGTGCAGCGCATCGCCGATACGATGGGCGAGAAGACGCACCACACGATCTACAAGTATCTGGAGAACGGCGGCATGCCGCTGCTCAAGCTGCGCAACTTCGAAAACGTGTGCGGCGCCAACTACGTGACGCGCTGGCTGGCGGCGGCGGCGGGGCTGCTGGTGATCGACATCCCGCACGGGGTGGCGGCCGACGGCAGCGACGTCGTGGCGCTGCAGGAGACGCTGAACGACGCGGTCGGCGCGCTGCTCGCCTTCTACGCCGGCAAGTTCCCGGCGGAGGAGACGCTGGCGCGGATCACCGCCGGCATGGAGGGGCTGGCCTTCCAGCGCGAGAACGTGCGCAAGTTCGAGCAGCCGGAACTTGACCTGTAATGGGCGCGACGACCCCCCTGCGCGACAGCGAGCGCGGCGCGGCGGAGAAGGTGCTCGAGGTGCTCGACGCGCTCTCGCACTACGCCGTCAAGGGCGTCTCGAACACGCAGATGGCACAACGGCTCAAGCTCAACGCCAGCACCGTCACGCGCGCGATGGGCGTGCTCATCGAGAAGGGCTGGGCGCGCAAGGATCACGCCACCGGCCACTTCCACCCGACGCCGCAGATGGGCCGGGTGTTCGGCAACGTGCTGGCCGACCTCGACCGCGCCGAAAACGCGGTTGCCGAAATCCGCAATAACTTCACCCGCATCTAACCAGGAGAAAACACCATGTCACGTCCCCCCAAGACCCCCGTCGAACCGGCCGACTCCGGATTCAATGAACAACGCCTGCAGGAGGCCGGCGCCGCCGCCGCGCAGCTCGGGCAATTGCAGAACGCCTACAGCGACGGCCGCGACCTGGTCAATCAGCTGCTTGGACAAACGCAGATGGCCTCGGCTTTAAGTCAATTTTGCCAAACGGTTGGGATTTCCAAACTAGCAACCGTCAAGGAACACAAGTTATATCAACAACTTGCAGGAAGCCGGACTCCAAACGGTTTGGAGTTGAAGGGCACATGGGCCGAGTTTTGCTCGTTGCTTGGGATGTCCGACGAGAAGGCCAACCAGGACATTGCCAACCTGCAGGCTTTCGGCGAAGCCGCGCTGGATCAAATGAAGTCGGTGGGGATCGGCTACCGCGACCTGAGGCAGTTCCGCAAGTTGCCAGCCGATCAACGCACGGCCCTGATCGAGGCCGCGAAGAGCGGCGACAAGGAGAGCTTCATCGACCTGGCCGAAGACATCATTGCCAAGCACGGCAAGGAAAAAGAGCAGCTCAACCTGAGCATCAGCGGCAAGGACGAGCTGCTGGAGCGCAAACAGAACATGATCGACCTGCAGGCGACGCAGATCGACGAGCTCGGCAAGAAGGCGCGCTTCATCGCCACCGCGTCGCCGTCGGAGAAGCTGCAGGGCATCCGCGCCGAGCTGCTGGAGCACGCGCTGGACGTCGTGTCGACGCTGGTCGGCAAGCTGCGGCCGGCGTTCGCAAAACTCAAGGAGCATCTGGACGAACACGGCGGCGAGTGCGACGCCTACCTGTCCGGCGCGCTCGGACAGATCGAGCGCGCGGTACGCGAACTGCGCGAAGACTACGGCCTGCTGCGCGCCGAGGATGTCGCCCCCTGGGCCAACGCGGACTGATGGAGGCCGGCATGGCGCTGACGCCGATGATCAACGACCGCCTGCGGCTGGCCGCCGCACGCGCGGGCGAGCTGCCGAGAGGGCAGCGCCTGGAGCCTTTCCGCGCGGCCGCGGCCGAGCTCGGGGTGTCGTTCGCGACGGTGATGCGCTGGCGCAAAGCGGCGACCGTGCAGCCGGGGCGCAAGCGCCGCGCCGACGCCGGAGAGATCGCGCTGACGCGCGCCGAGGCGATGACCGTTTCGGCGGCGCTGCAGGAGAGCCACCGGCGCAACGGCAAGCGGCTGGCCAGCGTCGGCGTGGTGCTGCAGATGCTGCGCGCCAACGGCACCATCCGCGCCGAGCGGCTGGACCCGAAAACCGGCGAGCTGGCGCCGCTGTCGACGTCGACGGTGCTGCGCGCGCTGTGGGCCTACGGGCTGCATCCGGACGTGCTTAACCGGCCGGCGCCGGCGATCGCGCTGGCCTCGCGGCACCCGAACCAGGTATGGCAGATCGATGCCTCGCTGTGCGTGCTGTACTACCTCAAGCGCTCGCCTGAGGCGAGCCGCAACGGCCTGCAGGTGATGGATCACAAGACCTTCTACAAGAACAAGCCGGCCAACGTGGCACGCATCGAGCAGGACCGTGTCTGGCGCTATGCGATCACCGACCACACCAGCGGCCACATCTATGTCGAATATGTGCTCGGCGCCGAGTCCGGCGAGAACCTGTGCACGGTGTTCATCAACGCGCTCCTGCCGCGCGACGGCGAGCCGGTGCACGGGGTGCCGTTCATGGCCATGCTCGACCCCGGCAGCGCCAACACCGGCGCCGTGTTCAAGAACCTGTGCAAGGCGCTGCGCGTGCGCGTGCTGATCAACCAGGTGGGCAGCCCGCGCGCCAAGGGGCAGGTGGAGAAGGCGCACGACCAGATCGAAAAGAGCTTCGAATCCGGGCTCAAGTTCGTGGCCATCGCCTCGCTCGACGAACTAAACCAGGCGGCGGCCAAGTGGCGCCGGTGGTTCAACGGAACGGCCATCCACACGCGGCACGGCAAGACGCGCTACGCGGCGTGGATGACGATCAACGCCGAGCAGTTGCAGATCGCACCAGAGCGCGCGGTGCTGCGCGAACTGGCGCGCAGCGAGCCGGAAACGCGCCTGGTCAACGACAAGTTGCAGGTCAGCTATCGCGGCACGCGGTTCGACGTTTCGGCGGTGCCCGGCATCCAGAACGGCGACCGCGTGTGGGTGTGCCGCAACCCGTGGCGCCCGGAGGCGGCGCAGGTGGTTACGGTCGACTGCGAAGGGCGCGACATCTACTACGTGGTGGAGCCAGTGGCTACCGACGCGCACGGCTTCGACTGCTCGGCGGTAGGCATCGGCGAGCGCTATGCGCGGCATGCCGACTCACCGGCGCAGACGGCGGGGAAGGAGATCGAGAAGCTGCTGATGGGCGCCGATACGCTGGAGGCAGCGGCGGCCGCACGCAAGGGCAAGCGCCTGGCCTTCGACGGCGCGATCGACCCGTGGAAGCACATGGACGAGGCACTGGAGACGGCGCCGATGTATCTGCCGCGGCGCGGGACGGCGCTTGAAACGGCGCTTCCCGGCGTCGTCGCGCGGCGTTCGCTCGACGTACCGGCGGCGCTGGCCGTCGAGGCGGCGCGCCTGAACCCGGTGCAACTGGCCGGCCGACTGCATCAGACGATGCACGACGCGTGGCGCGCCGAGTTCTACGCGCGCCTGGTGGACTGGTATCCGGACGGCGCGCCGGAGGCCGAGGTAGCGGCGATTGCCGCACGTTTAAGGGAATTTGGAGAAGCGCCGCGGCTGGTTGCCGTCGGGGCGGCTTGAGGATTTGCCGGCCGCGTTAGCGCGCGGCCGGCAAGAGGGGGCCAGGGGTGACCTGGCCGGTGCAACACAGCAATTCGACTGCAAGGAGAGTGTAGCAATGATCAATCAATTCGACAAACCACGGGAGGTGCGCGATGGGTGCCGCGACGCTTGCCAAATTTAGGGGGTGCAGCTTCATGCCGCTGAAACTGAAAGGGGTGATGGTCCGCCACGGCATTTCGCAGGCCGGACTGGCGGCCGGCGTGTTGCAGGCCAGCGGTCGTCCGCTGAGCCATGCCTCGATCTCGTTCCTGGTCAATTGGGACTACTGGCCGCGCGGGACGCCTGCCGAACAACTGCGCGAACAGGTGGAAATGCGCCTGGCCGAACACGGCGTCGCAGACGACGAGATCGAAACGATCTGGGAGCGCAGCGACGAAAACCCGCTGCAGACTAAACGCCGGATGCCGGTGGGGGCGCACCTGCGTGCGCTGGACGCGCGCCGGCCGTACCAGGCCAGGGAGCGCCAGGAGAAACGGCCCGCCCGGCGCGCCGAGCGGCCGCAAACGGACGCCGATGACTTTGAACCAATGGAGATTGAAATGCTCAACCCAGCCGCCAAACGCCACTTCGGCATCCGCCGCGACCCCTTCCTGGATGATGTGAACGGACCGCAGGACGTATATCTTTCTGACAACCAGCAATACGTGCTGGAGGCCATGCTGCAGACGGCGCGCGCTGGCGGCGTGACGGCGGTGATCGGCGAATCCGGCGCCGGCAAGACGACGCTGCGCATGCTGATGGAGAACACGCTGGCGGGCAGCGCCGACCGCGTGCGGGTGATCTTCCCGCGCGCGCTGGACAAGAGCAAGCTGTCGACCGGCAGCATCTGCACGGCGATCGTCAAGGATCTGGAGCCGGACAGCAAGGTGCGATCCTCGCTGGAGGCGCAGGCGCGCCAGGTGGAGGACATCCTGGTGCGCTCGCACGGCGCCGGGACGCGGCACCTGCTGGTGATCGAGGAGGCGCACGATCTGTCGATCGCGACGCTCAAATACCTCAAGCGCTTCTTCGAGATCAAGCTGCCCGGCGGCTTCGGGCGGGTACTCGGGATCGTGCTCATCGCGCAGCCGGAAATGCGCGTCAAGCTCGATGTGTCGCGCTACCCGGAGGCGCGCGAGTTCATCTACCGCTGCGAGATCGCCTCGCTGCTGCCGCTGCTCGACAACCTCAAGGCCTACGTGGCGCACAAACTGGCGCGCGTCGGCGGCAAGGTCGAGGCGGTCTTCGCCGAGGACGCCTGGCCGGCGATGCGGGCACGCTGGACGCGCGTCGACCCGGCCTCGGGCGCCCTGAAAAACAACCTCTATCCGCTGATCGTGAACAACACCGTGACGCGCGCCATGAACCGCGCCGCCGAACTCGGCGTACCGCAGGTCACCGGCCAGCTGCTGGAGGATCTGTGATGCCCTTGACGACACCCAATGTAAAAACGCCCTGGTGGGTCGACTGCCACGACCGGCAGCAGCGCGAACTCCTCGTCGTGCGCGACCTTGACGGCTGGCCGGTGTGCGCCGTGGCGCGTCCGCGCACCGACAATGCCAGCGACGAGCAGGAGGCGCTGGCCAACCTGATCGCGCTGGCGCCGGAACTCTATGCGCAGCTGGCCACGCTGGTCGACATGGTGCGCCGCTGCGACGCCGAGCTGACGCGCTTCCCGGAGGCCTACTGCAGCGACGACGAATACGATGCGGCGCTCGACGACGCGCAGGCGCTGCTCGACCTGCTGGCCGATGCCGGCTGGTCGGCGGCAGCGCCGCTAGCGCCGGACGCGATGGCCTCGGCACCCGAGCGGATGGGGGAGGCGGCATGAACGCCAACACCGCCCTCGTTTTCGACTTCAGCGCGGCGCAGCAGTTGCGCCGGACGGCCGCCGCGGCGACCTCGCGCGTGTGCCTGGCGGAAGCCCTGCAGCGCCTCGAACGCTGCCGCACGTGGCTGGAGGCGCACCAGGTCACAGTGCTCGGCTTCGTCGCCTCGACGCTGCGCGCGCCGGTGGTCGTCGTCGCCGCGCATCAGCGCGTGTGGCAGCTGTTCAACGGGCGCGCCTGCACCCAGGGGCAGCGGCAGCAAGGAGCGCTGCGCTACGTGGTATGGGAGGGCATCGACCGCAACAACAGGGTCACCGTCCGCTGGGAGGAGATTTCAGCATGCGCCTGATCCGCTTGATCCGCCGGATCCTTCTTCCCCTGCGCGGCGCCTTGCGCCCGCTGCAGCGCGCCCTGCTGGCGCTGCACTACCGCAGTGTGTTCAACGATAGCTGGCGGCTGGCGTGGTATCGCGCGGGGAGGCGGACATGAGCCGCGCCAACAAAAAAAAGCCCACGCCGCTGGCCGGCATGGTGGCCGCGGCCGGCGCTTGCGCTGCGGCCAACCCTCCCGCCAAGTCGGAAAAGCGGCCGTACTCCGCCGCCGATGACGCGATGATTCTGCGCCTGCGCGCCGCCGGACACACCGTGGCAGAAATAGACCGCGCCACCGGGCGCTCCACCGGCAGCACCTGTGGCCGGCTGCGCCTTCTGCGCCTGAGGGCCAAAGCCGAAGGGAGCCCCCCGCCGGCTGCGCCGACGCGCGAGGCTGCCCCCCCGGAAAAACCCATTCACCGACTGGCCTCCGGCAAACCGACCTCGACCGCCAAAAACCGCGCCTGCCTGTCCTGCGGCAAGACGTTCTACAGCTTCGGTCCGGGCAACCGGCTCTGCGCCAAATGCCGTTGCCGAGCCAGTGACGTCAGCCCTTACGCACTTTTCTAACCACCGGAGACTCTCATGGAGCCGCACAAACAGACGCAAGGACAATCGAACAAAGACAAACTGCTCAACGTTCTGGCTCGCCATATCGGCCAGGGGCAAGGAATCGGCGTCGAGGCGCTGGCGGCTCGGGTGGGCGTGGTGCCGCGCCAGGTACGCGGGCTGATCACCGACCTGCGCCTGGAGGGCATCGCCGTCTGCGGCACGCCGCGCCACGGCTACTACATCGCCGGCAGCGCCGACGAGCTGGAGGAAACCTGCCGCTTCCTGCGCTCGCGAGCGATGTGCAGCCTGACGCTTGAGTCGCGGCTGCGCAAGATGCCGCTGCCCGGACTACTCGGACAGCTGGCGCTGGGCGCCTGACCCTCAACCGCAAACAACAAACCAAAGGAATCCCATGTCAAGCACTGCAAAAATCGAAACGCAGGCCAGGAAATACGCCGACGCGCGCGAGCGCATCATCGCCATCGCCAGCGCGCTCAATGAGGCGATGACCGCGCTCAAGAAGAGCGAGCTGCCCAAGCTGCGCCGCGCGGTCGCCGCGGCCGCCGAGCAGCACGATGCGCTCAAGGCGCTGATCGAGGACTCGCCGGAACTGTTCGTCAAGCCGAAGACGCTGACCCTGCATGGCCTGCGCATCGGTTACATCAAGGGCAAGGGCGGCATCGTCTGGGACAACGCCGACGCCGTTGTCGCCGCCATTCAGAAGCAGCTCCCCGAGCAATCCGAGGCGCTGATCCGCTGGACCGGAAAGCCGCTCAAGGAGGCGATCAACCAGCTCGATGTGGCGACGCTGAAGAAAATCGGCTGCCGCGTCGTCGATACCGGCGAGCAGATCGTCATCAAGCCGGTCGATTCAGCGGTGGACAAGCTGGTCGATGCGCTGCTGCGCGATGCGACCGACTCGGGCGCATCGGCCGAGAGGGGCGGCGAATAATGCCGGCTCTCCAGCAGACAAGAGCATCGGCGCCCGCCGGCCTGCGCCCGGTGGTTGAGCTCGCCCGCGGCCGCGCGCACGGCGACCGACTGCGCTACCTGGCCGGTTGCCGCTGCGCCGACTGCCGGCGCGTCAACAGCGCTTATGAAAACATGCGGTCGAAAGCGCGCAAGGCCGGCGACTGGAACGGCCTGGTGCCGGCCGGCAAGGCGCGCAGCCACCTTGCTGCCCTATCGAGGCTGGGGGTCGGCTACCGCGCCGTCGCCGACGTCGCTGATGTTTCGCGCTGCGTGCTACAGAAGATCATCAACGGCCAGCGGGGGAATATCCGGGCGCTCACCGAGCGCGCCATTCTGGCCGTATCCACCGACGCGGCCGCCGACCGGGCGAACATCCCGGCCGGCCCGACCTGGGCGCTGCTTGACGAACTGATCGCCGACGGTTACAGCAAGGCCGAACTGGCGCGCCTGATGGGCTACAAGACACGGGCGCTGCAGATCGGCCGCGCGCGCGTCACCGTGCGCAATGCCTACGACGTCGAGAAGCTGCACGCCCGGCTGCGCTTTGTCGATGCGCGGCCGACACTGCGCCGGATCGCCGCGCTGGAAGAGGAGGGCTTCGGCCGGAGCTTGATCGTCAAGCGACTGGCCGCGCTGGCGGTAGAAACAGGCGCCCCTCCTGAATTTCCGCCCGACTTGACCGTGCGCAAGGGCCGCCTGCGCGCCGATACGGAGGCTCTGGTGATGGCGCTTTATGAACGACTGATGAATTGAGGCAGAAAAAATGAAAATGAAGATAGAAGGCGAGATTCTTCCGTTCGACGTGCCCGACTTCGTGCACATCCGGATCGGCGACGACAAAGCCGGGCAGCCGGTTACGGTGCGCTCCTGGTTTGCCGCACACACCCCGGAAACCCTGGCCGCGCTGTGCGACGGATTCCGCGCCGAAGTCTTTCGCAAAGCCGGCAAGGAAGAGCCGCCGCCACCGCCGCGACGAGGCATTTACTGACCCAACCGATTTTTAACCGTTTTATCCACCACCCCACGAAAGGGAAAACCATGAACCAGAACAAACTCATCTCGGCCATCGCCAGCGTCAGCGGCGAAAGCAAGAAGACCGTCGAGGCGGTGCTGAAGACCGCCGCCGCCGTCATCGCCGCCGAGCTGTATAAGGGCAACAAAGCCAAGCTGCCGGGCCTTGGCCGGCTGCACCCGCACGCCAAGAAGGCGCGCACCGGGCGCAACCCGCGCACCGGCGAGGCGATGACCATCGCCGCGCGCAATGTGGTCGTGTTCAGCGCGGCCAAACCGCTCAAGGACGCGATCAACCCCCCCTGAGCCTCGGGCTCTGAGCTGAGCGCGCCGACCCGGCCTGCCATACGACCTTGGAGACTCAATCATGAAAAGCCTATACCCCGATCTGTTCCCCGAAACCTTGCTGGTCGACCTTGTCGAAAGCAAAGTAATGACCAGTTCAATCAAGATTTCCGAGCATTTCGGACGCCGCCACAAGGACATTTTGAAGGCGATTCGTAACGTCCTGGCCCGCACCGAAAGGGAGGAACATCGGCGCAATTTTGCGCCGATGTTAGGCCGAGATAACCGCGGGCGCCGCCAAGATTATTTTCTGTTGACGCAGAAGGGGTTTCAGTTTGTAGCGACCGGGCTCACCGGTTCCGAGGCGGATGGTTGGAAGTGGAAGTTTCTCGATGCCTTCGAGGCGATGGAAAAACATATCCACGCCCAGACGGCGGCGGAGTCGAAGGCGCTCTACCAGTTGCGCCCGCGCTGGCAGCCCATCGTCCAGCACCCGGAGCTTAACCGGCAGAAGCTGATCGGCCTGACTGGCCACAAATCGGCAGGGTCGATCACTGCCTGCCGCCGTCGTATGCGCGATATCGGCCTGCTCGGCCTTGGATGCTGACCATGACCATCACCACCCCCACCCGCCAATCCGCTGCCAGCATCCGCAAGCGCGAGCTGGCGCAGATTCACATTGCCAAGAGCCAGTTGGCGATGGCCGACGATGCGTACCGCGCCGTGCTGTGGACGGTGGCGCGCGTACACTCGGCAAAAGACCTGGACTGGGCCGGGCGCAAGAAGGTGCTCGACCACCTGAAATCCTGCGGCTTCAAAGGGCGGCCGAAGCTGGCGGCGGCGCATGCGCCGCTGGCGCTGAGCAAGGAACAGATCGAGGCGAAGATCGCTGTGCAACTCAAGGCAATGGGGCAGAACTGGCCCTACGCCTACGGCGTCGGCCGGCGCATCTTCCCTGGCGTAGCGCGCTTCGAGTTCCTGACTGCCGCGCAATTGGGCGACGTGTCGAGCGCGCTGGAGCGCACGGCGCGCTACAAGAAAGCGCGGGCGGGGGACCTCTGAAAGTGATGACCCCGGAGTTGCTGATCGAGCTGTCGCGGCTGCCGCTGTTCCCGCGCACGGCGGCGACGCTGTGCCAGGTGGCCGGGCTGGAAGCGACGGCTCGGCTGATCGCCGCCTGGGGCGGCCAGGAGTGGCCGGTGCCGGTGCACGCCAACGCCATCAACGGGCAGGGCGCGCGGCGTTATGCGCATCTGTGCGAGGTGGCCGGCGAGCGGGCGGCAGAACGCATCGTTGCGGCCTGGGGCGGCAGCCGCCTGCAGATTCCTAACCTGAAGGAGGTGTTGTGGCTGCGCACGCAGGAACGGATGCGCGCCGAGTTCGACACGCTGACGACGAGCGGCGGTTACAGCTCGCCGGAGGCGGTGTTTCACCTGGGCATCAAGTACGGCGTCACCGGCCGCGCCGTGGAAAAAACACTGAAGCGCGCGCAGCCGGAGCTGTCCGACGCGATCGACCAGGGCGAGTTGTTCTAGGCTCCGTTCGCGCCGCCTGCCGTACCCCTTCCCCCTGCCGCGCTGCGCGCGCGCGATGCACACTCCGTGCATGGATAGCGCTACCCCAACCCCTGCCTCCACCCATTCCGTGACGAGGCGCGTGTCGCCTGCCGGCAAGGAACGCATTCGCGGCTTCGAGAAGTTTGTGCCGCGCGTGTATCTGTGCCCGGTCGGGCGCCGGACGATCGGCTACGGGCATGCGCTGCGTCCGTTCGAGCATTTTCCGCGAGCGATCACGATGGCCGAGGGCGAGCGCCTGATGGACGAGGATCTGGCGCCGATCGAGATCTACCTGAACGGCGTTTTTCCGGATCTGACGCAGAACGAATTCGACGCGCTGGCCAGCCTGATCTTCAATATCGGCCTCGGCGCCTTCGAGAAGTCGACGCTGTTCGCGCGCCTGAAGGCCGGCGATGCGCATGGCGCGGCGAGCCAGTTCGAGCGCTGGGTCTATGGCGGCGGGAAAAATCTGCCCGGACTGGTGCGGCGCCGGGCGATCGAGCGCGATGTTTTCCTGTCCCCCGAAGCGAAACCGTGGGCCCCGTGAAAGGCGATGCGCGATGAGCAAGCTGTGGGCGCTTTTCGACCTCTTCCGCAAGGGCAGCGCGGTCACCGACCCGGCTTTGTGGAAGTCGCGCCAGATCACGGCGACGGTGCTGCTGCCGCTGTTCGGCTCGCTACTGGCGGCGGCCAAAGCCTTCGGTTATGAGCTGCCGCTCACGGACGCCCAGGTGGCGCAGGTGGTCGGCGGTCTGGTTGTGCTTATTAACCTCGTGCTCACCCTTACTACCTCTGACAAGGTCGGCTTGCCGCCCAAGCGGCCACCTGATAACGCCACGCGACCAACTGACCGGTCTGGCGACGGGGGCGGCTGACGGCGTGTTTGTCGAGTTGCACTGCACGAAATTCTAAAGGAGGAACCCATGCAAAACATTCTGATCATTTTCCAGATTCTGCCGGCGATCATCAACGCGCTGAAAGCCGTCGAAGAGGCCATTCCCGGCCAGGGCCACGGAGAAGCCAAGCTGGCGGCCGTGCGCGAGATGGTCGAGGTCGTCGACGGTGGGCTGAAGCCGCTGTGGCCGCAACTGCTGGGCGTCATCGGTTCGCTGGTCGGCCTGTTCAACAAGACCGGCGTGTTCACCAGCACGCCCAAGCCCTGACGATGGACTACAAGCAGGCGCGCAACCTGATCCGCAGTGGCGACCTGATCGCCGTGCGCAAGCGCGGCGACCTGTGGGCCGCGCTGACGCGCTGGGTTACGCGTTCGCCCTACACCCACACCGCGCTGGCGGTGTGGTCCGGGGCTGGCGATACGTTGCGCCTGCTGGTCGCCGAGGAAAAGGCGAGCGGCTGCTTCCTGACGCCGCTCTCGCAATACGAGGACGTCGATTTTGACGTATTCACCGCGCCGGACGAGGTGCAGGAACGCATCGAAGAAGTGATCTACGACACCCTGGGCGCGCCGATCGCCTACGACTACGCGGACTGGTTGCGCATCGGCCTGAACCGCCTGCTTGGCTGGCCGCTGCCGCCGGAGAATGCGCTCCTGATCTGCTCGGCGCTGTCGGCGACGCTGTGGCTGAAGGCCGGCTGGAAACCCCTGGACCTGCCGACGATCCCGGCGCCGGACGACGTCGTTCGCGCCCTGGGCCAGCCGGCGAGGCTCAAGGTGAGGCCGTATGCGTGAGCCGCCGGCTGCTCAACTGCTGGGTCGTCGCCATGTACCTGTGGCTCGCCGGTTGCGCACGGCAGTACGCCTGGGTGCGCCGCAGCCACGCCTTCCGGGGAACGATTCTGCATTTCGGCTATGCCGGGACCACCGGCTGGCGCCGGCTGACGGTGATCGAGTTTATCCCGCCAAAAGGCAAGCTGTGGTCGCGCGACAACGTCGTTCTGTTTTTTCGTGGCCGCTACCGCGTCTGGCATTTCTACCTGACCGCCGTGAGCAGTCACAACAGCCTGGCGCAGGCAATGGCCGACCGCAGCTGGGGCAAAACGCGTGACCGACATCTATGACCTCGCCACCGAGCGCGAAGAAGAAAACCGCGCCGACGCGCTGGCCGCGCAGCAGCGCCGTGCCGGACTGCACGGCAAGACATTCCACGATTCGGCGCGCCTGTGCCGCGTTTGCGAAGACCCGATTCCGGTCCGCCGCAGGCGGGCGCTGCCCGGCGTGCAGACCTGTGTGGCGTGCCAGGAGCTGCTCGAAGCGGCGATGCGGTAGTCGTTTGACGGATTGAAGCAGGAGAGCGATGAAACTGGAACTTGAAGCCTGGCACCTGATTACGCTGCTGATCGCCTTTATCAGTTTTTCCGGTGCGATGGGCAAGGTACTGCTCGACCAGAGCGAAAAACGCCAGGTCGAGCGCGCCGCAGCGCAGGACAAAGCGCGCGAGGCTGGGCAGATGGCGCTGCGCGAGACGCTGGCCGCTCACCAGGCTGACGAGCGGAGCCATGTCGTGGCGATTCAGGAGCTGGAGCGCGACTTTCTGAAATGGCGGGCCGAACTGCCAGTGAATTACGTGCGGCGCGAGGACTACGTGCGCGGCCAGAGCGTGATCGAGGCCAAGCTCGACGCGCTATACAGCAGGCTTGAACTGGCGCAAATAAAGGGGATACAACATGTCGGACCTGGCTAAAATCCGGCGCGAAGGGATGCGCTGGAACCTGATCAACACCCTCAACAGGTTCCGTCCGTACACCACGTCGGAACAGTATGTGACCGAGGTGATGCAGGCCATCTACCCCGGCGCGACGATGACGGAGGTGCGCTGCCAGTTGGATTACCTGGCCGGTCGCGGTCTGGTCGTGCTGGACAAGCAGCCGTCGGGCACCTGGTTTGCCGATCTGACGCGCGATGGCGTCGACATAGCCGAATACACGACCGACTGCGCGGCGGGAATCGCCCGGCCAGTCAAGTACTGGTCCGAATAATGGCGCGCAGGAGCAAGGTCGACGCGCTGCCGGAGGCCGTTCGCCGCTGGCTGGAGCGGGCGCTCATGGAGTCCGGCTTTTCGGGCTACGAATTGCTGGAGGAAATGCTGGCCGAAAAAGGCTATGCCATTTCGAAGAGCGCGATCCATCGCTACGGCAGCAAGATCGAACGCCGTTTCGCGGCGATCAAGGCGAGCACCGAAGCCGCGCGTTTGCTCACCGAAGGCGCCGCAGACGACCAGGATGCGCGTTCGGAGGCGGTGATCGCGCTGGTGCAGACCGAGATGTTCGAGACGATCGTCAACCTGCAGGAGGCCAGCGACGAGGATATCGATCCTGGCGAGCGAATCACGCTGCTGTCGAAGGTGGCGAAGAACGTGGCCTCCCTGGCCCGGGCTTCGGTCAATCAGAAAAAATTCAGGCTCGACGTGCAGGAAGACACCCGCCGCCAGTTGCTTGCGGAGCAGTCGGAGAAGCTGGAAGCGTTGCAGAAGAAGGGTGGCGTGACGGCCGAGACGCAGGCGGCAATTCGCGAGGCGTTGGGGATTACATGACCTTCAAGGGCAACGCAAAAGTCATCCCGAGCGATGTCGCCGCGATCTTCCTCCCGTATCAGTCGGCGTGGATCAAGGATGATTCGATCCTGAAGCTGATGGAGAAGGCCCGCCAGATCGGTCTTTCCTGGTCATCGGCCTACAAGTGCGACGAACGCACCGCCGCCCAGGGTGCGCGCAACGATCAGTGGGTGAGCTCGCGCGACGACCTGCAGGCGCGCCTGTTTATTGAAGACTGCAAGACGTGGGCAAAGATCATGGATCTCGCCGCGCAGGACCTTGGCGAGGTCGTGCTCGACCCGAAAAACAAGCTGACAGCCTACGTGCTGGAGTTCGCCTCCGGCAAGCGCATCCATAGCATGAGCAGCAACCCGGACGCGCAGGCCGGAAAGCGCGGCGGCCGTGTCCTCGACGAGTTTGCTTTGCATCCCGATCCGCGCAAGCTGTGGGCGATCGCCTATCCGGGCATCACCTGGGGGGGCAGCCTGGAGGTGATCTCGACGCATCGCGGTTCGCACAACTTTTTCAACGAGCTGATCCGTGAAGTGCGCGAAAGGAACAACCCGAAGGCCATCAGTCTGCATCGCGTCACTCTGCAGGACGCGCTCGATCAGGGGTTCCTGTTCAAGCTGCAGCAGATGCTGCCCGCCGACGATCAGCGCCAGGCGATGGACGAGGCCGCTTATTTCGATTTCGTGCGTAGCGGCTGCGCCGATGAGGAGTCGTTCCAGCAGGAATATATGTGCAACCCGGCCGACGATGACACGGCCTTCCTTGAATACGACCTGATTGCAGCTTGTGAGTACGCGAGCGACGTCGATTGGTCGAAGCGGGAGTCCGGGACGGTCTATACCGGCATCGACATTGGCCGCAAGAAGGATCTGACCGTCGCCTGGCAGCTTGAAGACGTTGGCGGTCGGCTGCTGACGCGCCGCGTCGAACGCCTGCAGAACATGCGCAAATCCGACCAGGAGAAAGTGCTCTGGCCGATTATCGCCGAGAGTGACCGAACCTGCATCGATGCGACCGGCCTCGGTATCGGCTGGGCCGACGACGCCCAGGACCGGTTCGGTTCCTACCACGTCGAGGCGGTGACCTTCACCCCGAAGGTCAAGGAAGAGCTCGCCTATCCGGTACGGACCAAGATGGAGGATCGCAATCTGCGGATTCCATATGACCCGAAGATCCGCGCCGGCCTGCGCGCCGTGACGAAACAGACAACGGGCGCCGGCAACATCCGTTTTACGGCCGAAAGCACGCAGGACGGCCATGCCGACGAGTTCTGGGCGCTGGCGCTGGCGATTCATGCGGCCGGGACGGCGTCCCGCCCGACGTTTGCCGACAGTCGGCCGCGCGCCGGGGCGCTTTCTCGTTCGGTATTTAGGGGGTATTGATCATGTCCACGCCACGCACCGCCCCGCTCACCGCCCTGCTCGCCTCGCGCGATCGCGCGCTGGACTTCTCGGCCTTCGGGCTGGTGCTGCCCAACCCGGACCCGATCCTCAAGGCGCAAGGCAAGGATATCTCGGCCTACCGCGACCTGCGCAGCGATGCGCACGTCGGTGGCTGCATTCGGCGCCGCAAGTCGGCGGTCAAGGCGCTTGAGCACGGGCTCGACCGCGACCGCGCGCCGTCGCGCGTGGCCAAGGCGGTCGAGGCGATGCTCGGCGATCTTGATCTTGACCAGATCATTGGCGAAATGCTCGATGCGGTGCTGTACGGCTATCAGCCAATGGAAGTTATGTGGCAGCGCCAGGGCGGGCTGCTGGTGCCGGCCGCCGTGGTCGGCAAGCCGCCCGAGTGGTTCTGTTTCGACCCGGACAACCTGCTGCGCCTGAAAACGCGCACGGCGCCGGTCGACGGCGAGCTGCTGCCGCCCAAGAAGTTCCTGCTGCCGCGCCAGGACGCGACCTACCAGAACCCCTACGGCTTCGCCGATCTGTCGATGTGCTTCTGGCCGGTGTTCTTCAAGAAGGGTGGCGTCCGGCTGTGGCTGTCTTTCGTCGAAAAATACGGCAGCGCCTTCTCGATCGGCAAGCTGCCGCGCTCGGCAACGCCCGCCGAACGCGCGCAACTGCTCGACAGCCTGGAAGCGCTGATCAGCAACGGCGTGGCGACGATCCCGGACGACGGCAGCGTCGAGCTGGTGGAGATGGCCGGCAAGAGCGCGTCGGCCGACCTCTACGAGAAACTGGCGTTGTTCTGCCGCTCCGAAGTCAGCATCGCGCTCACCGGCACCAACCAGACGACCGAGGCCAACAGCAACAAGGCCAGCGCCAGCGCCGGGCTGGAGGTCGCCGATGACCTGCGCGACGGCGATGCCGAAATCGTTGCCGGGACAATCAACCAGCTCATCCGCTGGGTCGTCGAGCTCAACTACGGCGGCGCCGAGCCGCCGCTGTTCAGCTTCTGGGACCAGCGCGAGCAGGACGAGCTGCAGGCCGGTCGCGACAAGAGCAATTACGACGCCGGCGCACGCTTCACCAACGCCTACTGGATGCGCGCCTACGGCTACCAGGAGGGCGATCTGGCCGCGGAGGCCGCTGCGGATAAGCCGTCTTCAGCAGATCCCGTCGCCGTCCAGCCTTCCGCCCCGGCCTTCGCCGACGCGAACCCTACCGACGCCCTGGCCGAGACGCTGGCCAGCGCCGGAGAAGCCCCGATCGGCGAACTGATCGCCGCCATCGGCGACCTGGTCGCCGCCGCGCGCAGCCTGCCCGATCTGCAAAGCGCACTGCTCGCTGCCTACGGCCGCCTCGACAGTGACCGCCTGACTGAAATCATGGCGGCCGCCTTCGCCCTGGCCGAACTGAAAGGCATGGCCGAGGCCGGCGCCGAGCCTGCCCCATGATGAATTCACCCCTTTCCCCTCCCCGCCAACCCACTTCACAAAGGAGCCTCACCATGAAAAAAATCTTCCGCTCGCTGGTACTGGTCGTCACGCTCGTCTTTTCTTCCTTCGCGCAGGCCGGCGCCTTCACCGACTTCGCCGAAAACAAGCTGATTGATTACCTGTTCCGAGGGCAGGCCTCCGGCGCGCCGAGTACCTGGTACGTGGCGCTTTATACGGTGTGCCCGACCGACTCGACGGCTGGAACCGAAGTCACCAACGCCAACGGCTACGCACGCGTCTCGGTCGGCGCCAACGCGCTGACCAACTGGGCAGCGACACAGGGTGGCACGGCAGTATCAAGCGGCACCGGTGCTACAACCAGCAATCTGGCGATTGTTAGCTTCCCGACCGTCATTACGTCGTCCTGGGGAACCATCGCCTGCTACGGACTGGTGGATTCGGGAACCTACGGCGCCGGCAATCTGTGGGTCTATTCAACGATTACGACGCCGCCAACCCTGACGGTAGGCGCCACCGCCTCATTCGCCATCGGCGCCCTTACCGTCCAGGTCGACAACTAAAATGAGCCTGCGCGACGACATTCTGGCACTGCCCGCCGAGTTGTTAAACACTCGCGACGCGAAGGCAATTGCCGCACAACTGAGCGCCGGGCGCACGCGACTGGAGCCGACGGAGGTCGGCAACGGCGCGGTCCTGGAAACCATCGGCCTGGCGGCTGGCAATGCGCTGCTCGACGTGATCAACAACACGCCGGATTTCCGTCACGTCAAGCCGTTGCTTGAGCAGGGGCGATTGCGCATCGATTCACCGCTGGTACGCGCCACGCTCGACTCGCTGGTACCGGCGGTGCTCACCGCGCAAGCAGCGGCCGCGCTGAAGGCGCTGGCCGATCGGCCTGACCCGGTCACCGAATACCAGGTGCGGCGCGTCGTTTGGAATGACAATGGGAGCTGGGCACTATGAGCACTGCGACACCGGTAAAGAATGCGCGCACGATTATCGCTGCTGCGACGAGTAACGCAGCAGGGGCCACCACCCGGGGCGTGCTCGACTTGCGCACGGCGTTCGGCGGCTTGCTGACCGTCAAGATCGCCAACGGAGGCACTGGCCCGACGGTACAAGCGACAGCACGAGTGCTTGTGGCGCACAATGCCGGGGCTTCTCCGGCGGCCGGGAGTGCCGGAACAGATTGGAAGACCATCTATCAGGTGGGTAACGGGACAGCCAATTCGACCGTCGGTGAGTGGTCGATCCAGATCAGCCAGTCGGTGATGCACGTCGAGGTCGAGGTGACAGGGAATACTGGGCAGGCCGTGACCTGCGAAGCCTTCCTGTCTGAGCTGACCAGCGTATCGAGCGTGTAATGAGCCGTTTTCTGCACCATCAAGAGGTGCGGCGGCGCCTTTTTGGCTGTCCATAGGCGCCTGCTATGCCCTTTATTGAGCAGAACATAGTAAGGACCAGCCAGCCGCAGCAGGCTGTCGGGATAAATTGGAGCAATCCCTTAACAAGGGGACTGGTTGATGTAATAGACATGCGTGGAGTGCCAAGATCATTGATTCTTGGCACTCCGCCAACGTTTTTTGGATCATCACAAACATACGCCGACCCTACACCGTCTGGTCTGGCATTTAGTACGCTGGCGTCGGCCGGTGGCGTCGCGTTTATCCGGTCAGATGGCCTCTATGCTCCGGCAGAGCAATCGCATGTCGCGCTGGCTGAGTACAGCATCTCCGCGGGAGGCTGGGCGGGTTTATTCGCTTCATCAGCAGGGGATGGGGCATCAGGGTCTTTTGGTCTGCAGCGTTCATACGAAGGGAATTGCTATATACCAGGCACTGCGGAGCCGTATCTGCCTATTTATTATGACATCGCAGGAACAGGTCAAAATCTAATCGCATTAACCGGCGACGGTGCAACATCGAAGGTGTATAAAAACGGAATCCTGCTCTACTCCGTCGCAAATGCACCTATTGCATTATCAACGTCCAGGCTGGTGCTTTCAGGCGAGAGGTCGGCATCGGCAAGCTATGCTCATCAGAGTAGGCAGGTCTTGCACTTATTCTATAGCCGCGCCATAACGGAGGATGAAGTGCAGTCGCTACAGGCAAACCCCTGGCAAATCTTCGAAGACGAAGAAGATTGCATTTGGGTGCCGGGGGCGGGGGGTGGTGGTGGTGCCACGGACCTCGACGGACACGCCGCAGCCATCGCCTCGGCGGCCGGCGCATTGTCGGTCGCGGTGCCAATCACCGGCGCAGCCGTCGCTGTAATAACTGTAAATGGCGCGCTATCGACGGCCCTGCCCTTGTCTGGCGCGGCGGCGGCCGTCTCGAACGCCGGCGGCACACTAAAAATCGGCATAGCGCTGTCCGGGGCGGCCATCGCACAGGCGGTGGCCGGTGGGACGATCGGCGCCGGCTTCGCTTTATCAGGCAATGCGCAAGCGGTTGCCGCCGCTAACGGGAGTATAAAAATCCAGGTAGCGATCGCCGGATCGGCGATCGCGCAGGCCTCGGCCAGCGGAAACCTGGGCGTCAGCGGCGGCAATGCGCTGGCAGGCAATGCGGCCGCTCAGTCCTCGGCGACCGGCGGGCTTTCGACCAGCCTGCCGTTGGCGGGTTCGGCCCAGGTCATCGCCACAGCCAGCGGCAACCTGACTACCGGCACCCCGCTCTCAGGCGCGGCCGTGGCTGTCGCCGCCGCCTCCGGAAACCTGGTCGTTACCGTCGCGCTCTCGGGCGCCGCGGTGGCGCAGGCGATCGCGCAGGGCGGGCTGGCGCTCAGCGTCCCGCTGTCCGGGGCGGCGGTCGCGCAGGCGGCTGCCAGTGGAATATTGTCCGGCAGCGGCATCATCACCGGCCCGAACTATGGCCGGTTGGCGACGTCGGCGCAGCCCCTGACGCCATTAACCTCGACCGCCCGCCACCTAACCACGCTGCTGCACGGAGCCGCCCATGTCTGACAATCCGTTCTTTCGCGGCGAAGCCGCCCGCCTGTCGCTGGCCATCGCCGACCTGTCCGGCAACGCCGCCGATCCCGGCACACTGGTGCTCAAGATCAAGACACCCACCGGCAGCGTGACGCCCTACACCTTCGGCAGCGATGCCGAGCTGGTGCGCGACAGCCTCGGCAACTTCCACGCGGACATCTTGCTCGACACCTCCGGCCAGTGGGCCTACCGCTGGGAGTTGACGACGCCCAACGCTGGCGCCGCCGAGGGTGTGCTGCACGTGCGCAAGAGCTATGTGCTGGCGTAAGGCTGGTCAATGACAAAGCCACTCACCCTCGGTTTCAACACCCCGTTCGCCGAGCAGATCGACTTCTTCCGCGCTAAGCTGAACCTGCCTAGCGCGCACTGGGACGATATCCGCAAGGCGGCGCACGACCGCGCCTTCATCGTCGCGGGGGCGGCCAAAGCCGATCTGCTCGACGACCTGAACAAGGCGGTGGCCAAGGCCATCGAGGAGGGGCGCGGGCTGGAGGAATTTCGCAAGGATTTCGCTGCCATTACCAGGAAACACGGTTGGACCGGCTGGACCGGCGAGGGCAGCGCGGCCGGCGAAGCCTGGCGCACAAAGGTGATCTACCAGACCAACCTGGCTACCAGCTACGCCGCCGGGCGTTACCGGCAGCTGACCGACCCGGCGTTTTTGGCGGTCCGGCCCTATTGGCGCTATGTGCACAACGACAGCGTGATGTATCCGCGCCCGCAGCACCAGCAATGGGGCGATATGCGCCTGACGCTGCGCTGGGACCATCCATTCTGGTCGACGCATTTCCCGCCGAACGGCTGGGGCTGCCAGTGCCGCGTGACACCGGTCGCCGAGCCGAAGGCCGGCGACGCGACGTCACCGCCGGATGGCTGGGATGCGCGCAACAGCAAGGGCGCGCTGCCCGGTGTCGACCGCGGCTTCGACTATGCGCCGGGCGCCAGTACCGCTACCTCTTTCCGCGAGTTTATCGACGCCCGCCTGATACGACTTGATCCGCCCCTTGCCGCAGCGCTGGACGCGGCGCTCGAACCCATGCTGACGGGAGCCCAATGAGCGCCTTCGTCGTCGAGGTCAGCGACAGCGCCGTGCAATCCGCGCTGGAAAAGCTGGCCGCCAAGGTCACCAACCCGAAGCCGATCCTGCAGGCGCTCGGCGAAGACCTCATGGAGCGTACCAAATTGCGCTTTGCCACCAGCACCGGGCCGGACGGCCAGCGCTGGCAGCCAAACGCGCGCGCCACTCTAGAAGCTTATATCGGCCGGAGAGGCGGCTTCGGCAAGAAGGGCATCAACAAAAAAGGACAGGCGCTGGCGATCAGCAAGAAGCCTTTAATCGGCCATTCGCGCAGCCTGTCCACGCAGTTCCACGTGCGCGCCGACGCGACGTCGGTGACCGTCGGCAATTCGATGATCTACGCCTCCACCCATCAATTCGGCGCCAGAGTTGGTGAGTTCGGCCGGTACTACCAACTTTTTCGCCTCAAGTACGACAAGGATGATTTTCGGCGGCACGCGGGTAGCAAGAAGGGGCATCCTATTCCCTGGGGAAACATCCCGGCGCGGCCTTTTCTTCCGGTGCGCAGCGACGGCACGCTGTACCCGGCCGAGCGGTCGGCTATAATCGATGCGCTCAACGCGTGGCTGGAGGAAAACTAGGGCTGCTTTCAGGTGCTCTTTTGTTTTTGCATTGTGTGCAAGTCGTTTTCATTTTGTAGCCCGCCTCTTCCTGCCTAATCCCTGCTCTTCCCGCATTTATCGCGCGCGGCCCCACTTCTTTATCTCACTCGTTCTTACCCAGCGTTCTCGGCATTGGCTGCTTTCCGGTCACAATCATCCTGTCGTGGACAGCGCCCATTG